CAGCAGCAGCTAATTGAGGAAGAATTTTAACTATCCCTTTAATGATTTCCATTAGGATTTTTACGCCTGCTTCGAGAATCTGCGGAAGGTTGTTCATGATAATAGTGATAAGTTGAGTGATAATCTTTAAAGCAGCAGCAGCTAATTGAGGAAGAATTTTAACTATCCCTTTAATGATTTCCATTAGGATTTTTACGCCTGCTTCGAGAATCTGAGGAAGGTTATTCATGATAATAGTAATCAACTGAGTTACAATCTTTATAGCCGCTTGTATAATCTGAGGTAGCATTTTAATAATTCCGTTTACGATTGCCATTAAGATTTTTACACCAGCGTCTAATATCTTCGGCAAGTTTTGGAGAATCATAGTGACAATCTTATCAACCAACATTACAGCCGTACTGATAAGGTTAGGAAGTACCTTTACAATTCCGTTAATAATAGCCATCAAGATTTTAATACCTGCGTCTAATATTTTAGGAAGTAAAGTTATAAGAGAATTTAGTAAAGTATCCATAATCTTTAAGGCTGCATCAATAATTTTAGGAAGATTGTTAACAATTCCATTGATAACTGCCATTAAGATTTGCATACCAGCGTTCAGAATAATAGGAAGTAATGTTCCTACAGTGTTCACTAAAGTGTTGATAAGCGTAGTAGATACATTCACTAATGAAGTAACAGCCGTAGGTAATACTTGCAAGATACCTTCAATGACCTTTGTTAAGATTGCTACACCTTGAGCTATAAACTGAGGTAGGTATGTTGTGATTAAATCCACCATAGTTGTAATAACTGTAGTTATAGCGGTAGTGATAAGTGGCATCGTCTGAGTGATTCCTTGAATGATGGTAGGTAAGAATCTAGAAGCAGCTATTAGGAGTCCTGGAAGACCTCCTACAAGCATAGCGATTAGAGACGGCATAATAGTAGAAAATATAAGTCCTAACTGTGATGTGTCTCCTCCGATAGCCAACCTTATAGCTTCAACGAGCCCAGTAATTGTATTACGGATAGTAGCTACTGCACCTCCTAGGAGTAAAGCAGCATTTTGGACCCCTAAAGGAAGCTGACTAATCCATACGTTCATAGTGTTTCCTGTAGCGACAACTCCTACGATATACTTTGATAGAGTCGCTAGTGATGTTCCAAATGAGTTTAACGATACAAGTAATGGAGCTATTGCGTTTGCGATTCCCTGTATAGGTGCAGGCATTGTAGCAACCACGTCTGCAAAGTGGTCTCCAGTGATTAAAACACTAGCTAAGTAAGTCCCTAAAGTAGCCATCGCATTAGCAAATGAGTTAAGAGCCACCATAGCAGGAGCCAGTGCTGTAGCTATTCCCTGTATAGGTGCAGGCAAGTTAGAGATAACATCACTAAAGCTATCACCTGTGAGAAGTACATGACCTAAGTATTTTCCTAACTCAGTAGTAAGGGAGATGAATTGCTTTATTCCTGTAATTGCAGCCGTCAGAGCTTTTCCTCCAAGATCCATGAGAGAAGATGTCCATTGCTTCATTGCCGCTACCGCTCCAAGAATACTCTTCTTGAATGTCTCGTTAGTCTTCCACAAGTGAGTAAATCCTACTACAAGTCCTGCTATAGCAGCAGCAAGTATCCATGCAGGAGCAGACATCATAGAGAATCCAGTAATGATAGGCATTATGACAGGCTTAATAGCAAACAAGATAGCTCGTAATCCCTTAAAGTATCCAATCCCTAAAGCAAGCGGAGTAAGGACTACCATTAGAGCAGGTACAAGCATCATCATGCCTTGAATGAATTTAGCCAAAACTGGATGAGCTTCATTAAACTGAATGACCATCTCTGCAAGTTTGGCAATAAAGTTATACATCGGAGTCATTACCGAAGCAAATGCACTCACCATTGGTTCAAACGCTTTAGCTAGCTTCTCAAGCATATTGTTGAAAGCTTCAGCGTACTTTGTGTTATCCTCCATAGCTTTCCCATGAAGAGCTCCGTAGAATTTAGCAGCACCTGCAGCAGCGGCTCCGAAGATTATCGGAAGTGCCATCATTTGAGTTCCCAAATCACGTATAAAGTCATTGTATTTCTTTACAGAGGCGTTAGCTCCTAAGAACTCTAGAGCTAACTGCTGAGGGCTACCAGAGCGTGCTAATCTATCAAGTGAATCTACTGCAGTAAGAGCAAGCCTACTAGTATTGTAAAGAGGGTTATTCATAGTAGTAAGGTTATTTTGAAAGCGCGAAGCTGTGGAGCTTGCGTTATTGAGCATCCCTATAGTCTGATAAATACTCGTTAGAGCCATTCTATTAGAGTTTATAGCTTGATCATTAGCCGCCTTCTGGGCTGCTCCTAACTCATTGATTCTAGCTATCATGTCATCTACGGATCCTGTATAAGAGCCTGCTGATTGCATCAATTGGAAGTATCCGTATTGAGCTTCTATTTGAGCCTCACGAGCCCCTGACATGCCTGCTTTCATTTGATGCTGGTAAGCTTTCATTTCGTTCATCATTGCCATATGAGCAGCAGACACTTGAGTATATCCTCTAGTTATGTCACTATTCATTCGAGTAAACTCAGAGCCGAACGTACGAGTCATTTCACTTGTAGCGCTATTCATCCCACCACCTAAGCGGCTAATCTCATTATTTATCTCAGTTACTTCTGTACGGGTAATACTGCTAAGTCTATCTAATTCTGATTGATAGGAGCTATTGAGTTGTGACACAATAGACTGTATGTTTGCTCCTATGCGGATAAGTTCGTCATTTACTTGTAAAACTTCTGCCCTTACGTCACCGTCAAGAGGATTGAAACCATCATCAAATAATCTCCGAGCAGCTTGTCCTATAGATGTCATATCACTTCCGATTTCTTGGAGCTGCGCATTGATGTTGTTAACGTTTGGGCCTACATTTACACCAATATCATCAAGTTGCTCATTGATTGAATTCACATTAAAGGTAAAACTATTTCCAATATTACCTAGTTGGTCATTTATGTTTGATACACTTGAGCCAACATTACTACCAAGATTACTCATCTCAGACTCAAACGCTTGCTTAATAGTACGAGCTACGGAGCCCATATTCGAACCCATACGAGCAAGCTCTTTGTTTATCTTCTCAACGTCTTTTCGTACGTCCGTACTATCTATTCGGGCATCTATCTTTACACTTCCGTCAGCCATGTATATCACGCTCCTTAGTTATCTAATTGTCCCCAGGAGCCCTGCTATGAGGTCTTAATCATCTGTTGTAGGTTTAATAACCTTGTTTTCTTGAGCTAATTGCTTACGTGCTTCCTTGTAACGTCTCATGCGGTCCTCATAAGCTTTCAACTCTCTAGCCTCTCTTATTTCTTTAGCTTGTGGCAGCTCATAAAAGGCTTTTTTCTTCTTAATATCCTTCACCTGGTCCGCATTGTCTTTAGTCTTCTTAGGAACTTCACAAGTGCGGTATTTAATAGCAGTCTTCATAGGAGTCTCTTCTGATAAGTTGTTAAACAATGCTAAAAACTGATTCCAAAGGAGCTTTCCCTGTTGCTCAATGAGATCCAGCTTGTAATCATACAAAAAGGACGAGTATATCCGCTCAGCATCTATAGTAAAATCAACTATAGGAAGCTCTTGGAATGTCTCGTCCTCTTCAGATTCATCTATGGAGTTATCCTTATTTGTAATCTCATTGACTCGTTCTTTTTTATCAAGGTCTATATTGAGCTTTGCTTTAAAAATATCAATGAGAAGTTTATTAAGTTGTTCCCCGTTTAGCTGAGCTAGTAAGGAGCGTTCTACTACAAGCATATTGAGGGCTATTAGAGGTTTGCTCTTATCAGACACCGTTTTATCATCGAATAACTGCAGCATAACAAGGATATTATCATAGGAGAGGTTTAGTTCAATAGCCACGCCTCCCCAGGTCATTACATCCACATTACGCTCTGTAAGTGAGAATCTTGGTCCCATATGGAATCACCTTACTTCTTAGTTTGAGTCAAGTATGCATCTAAGTTACTTCCAGCTTTAGCACGTAGCTCTGCTTCTACTAGTTTAGTTAAATAATTTACTAAACTAAATAGATTCATAATAGAGCGTCCTGCTTTCTCATACAGTTCCTCAAAAGTATCTTCACCTAAGAATATCTCGATAGCATCTTTTACAACCTCACGTTGCTTTGCATTCATATCACGTAGTTGTTCTGGAGTAGCTTCACGGATATCAACTTCTTC